AGCTTGGTGTGATCAGCGTTCGTAAAGTTATTCTGCGACAGCTCACCGTCTTGGATACTGTATGTCGTGTTTGTATTTGTGTCTGTACTGGTAATCGTGAAGTTCGGATAAGTACCAGAAATACTAGTGGCACCCGCACCTGTTAGCCCAACAGTCTGGTCAGCTTGAGAAGCCGTGGCAAATGCTGACGATGCTGAGGTGGCTGCGGAGCCAAGTCCTAAATTACTCCTAGCACTTCCAGCATTCGCAAGGTCACTTAGGTTGTTAGCAGCAAGTAAGCTTCCAGTAGCAGATGCATAAGCTGCAACCCAATTAGAGCCTTCGTATACTTTCATTACATCTGAAGTCGTGTTGAAGTAGAGCATGCCAGCAGCCAGAGCATCGCCATCGTTGTCTGTTCCCGGGTCACTGGACTTTTGTCCCAAGTACCTATCGTCAAAAGAATCAAAGGCTGCAAGTGCAGCATCTTTAGCGGCAACTGCAGCAGTCTCAGCAGTTTCTGCATTAGTTGCACTAGTTGATGCTTCACTAGCTTTAGTAGTAGCCGTGGTAGCACTAGCAGCAGCGTTAGTAGCTGAAGTCCCTGCAGCAGTAGCTTGATTAGTAGCAGTAGTTGCAGAAGCAGCAGCGTTAGTCTCTGCGGTCTCTGCGTTAGTCTCAGCAGTCTCTGCGTTAGTTTTTGCAGTTGCAGCAGCAGTGGCAGACGTAGCTGCATTACTGGCTGAAGTGACAGCTTCACTAGCTTTAGTAGTAGCTGTAGATGCACTAGTAGCAGCGTTAGTAGCTGAAGTACCTGAAGCAGTTTCTGAGTTAGAGGCATTAGTAGCTGACGTACTTGCAGCAGTCTCTGAGTTAGAGGCATTAGTAGCTGATGTAGCAGCTTCGCTTGCTTTAGTAGTAGCTGTAGTAGCACTAGTAGCAGCATTGGTTGCACTAGTATTTGCAGCAGTAGCTTGATTAGTAGCAGTGGTTGCACTGGCTGCTGCATTAGTTTCAGCAGTCTCTGCGTTAGTTTCTGCAGTCTCTGCATTAGTCTTAGCAGTAGCTGCACTAGTTGCTGAAGTAGCTGCATTGCTAGCTGAAGTAGAAGCCTCTCCTGCTTTAGTAGTTGCAGTGGTTGCACTAGTAGCAGCATTAGTCTCACTAGTAGAAGCATTAGTAGCTGAGGTAGCAGCTTCGCTTGCTTTAGTAGTAGCTGTAGTAGCACTAGTAGCAGCATTGGTTTCGCTAGTACTTGCAGCAGTCTCTGAGTTAGAGGCATTAGTAGCTGCTGTAGAAGCAGTTGTTGCCGAGTTAGAAGCATTAGTAGCTGAGGTAGCTGTACTAGTTACAGCAGAAGAAGCAGTAGTAGCTGATGAAGAAGCATTAGTAGCTGAGGTAGCTGCATTACTTGCGGAACCTTCTGCATTAGCCTCTGCTAACTCAGCAGCAACTTGGGCTTTCTTAGCTTCTGATGCAAAAGATAAAGCATCTGCTATTTCTGCTGGGCTTCCTACACTAAAGTTACCACCCTCTGAAGGATTGTTTACTAAGTTAGAACTCTCTAGGGGTGTATATTCAATAGCCATTAGCCATCTCCTTAAAATTGAGCAGTGTTAGAATAGGTCTGGACATAAGAACCACCTCTAGTTTTTCTTTGTACTTCCTCAGCATTTAACTCTTGTATGTCTTTTAGTTGCTGATCTTTAAACTTAGCAGCCCTTTCGTCTTCACCTACGTAGTCGAAAGCATGAGCCACAGCTCCCCATAGTAAAGCTCTTTCATTACTATCTCTTAACCAGTTAGGTACTTCTTTGCTTATGTAATAGCTCCCACTACCAGCAGGGAACTCTACAGATCCTGTAACACTTTGAGTAGAAGACTCAGCTAAACCAGCATCTATGTTTGTTTGGTTAACAACATAAACAGCGTTAGCATCCTTAAGCCTTCTGTAGTAGTACAGCTCGTACACATCACCAAGCTTTGCCGCAGGGTAGAACACTAGGTTTGAACCCTTACGTGCATAAGACTCTTGCTGATGCTGATAATCTTTATCTTGCATAGCTAGTAATGATATTCTTTCATCAAATACAAAGCTGTTACCTTCAGCATCTACTTTTCTAAACTGAATAATCTCTGACAAGTCTGAAGGTACTGTTAATTCTGTCTCACCCACAGTGCTAGCTCCCACAGCTCCATAGCTGAAGGTGTGCTCTAAGGGTGGTATTCTTAGCTTACGGTAGCATAGGTCTGCTGAGTAGTCTATGAAGTCTTCTATTAAAGCATCTGTTAAAATATTAGAATCTCTGTTTACCCATGTTCTAACTTTTGCAACTAAGGCATCGTATAGTGGAGTTGACATTTATTGTCTCCTGTTGTTAACCACGACCCCTTGATACACTAGATGTTAAAAGACCGGGGTACTCTGATTTTATAATTCTTTTTAGTTTAGCAACGTCTTGCTTGTTGCTCATAAACTCTGATTCATTTAAGTTTAAACCATGCTTAGTTAAAATCTCAATAGCAACAATATCTGGTATGATTGCAAAAGATCTATAGTGCGAAGCGTCACCTCGTCCTTGGGTTTCACGGGACTCTTTGGCAAACTTTAAGTATTCACCTACGTCTTGTACTACTTCAAACTTACTTGACTCAGTACCGACTTTCATATTATTGTTATTCATTTTGCCTCCAATAGGTAAAAAGAAGGGGCCCCCTTTAAGGAGCCCCTAATAGTCTTAGAGATTAACTTCCACCAAGACCTACAATCAAACCACAACCCTTAGGGTTCATTACTGCAAGGGTACATTCTTCCACGATCTGACCAACAGTGCTATCACCTTGCTGACCGACTTCAGTTTCCTGAAGAGGACGAAGAGTAGCAATCTTAAACATAGCGGGATCATACACTAATGCACAGTAGTTAGCAGCGTTAGTAGTAGCGTCACTACCAGTGTTATGAGCTAGGCCCATAATGTAGTTAGGCACAATACGGATCTCACCGAAATCACTATCAAACAGCTCAATGCTCTGACGCAGCTTACCAGTGTCATCAACATTACGTACAGTGTTGTTACCAGTAGCGTGAGCCTTAGAGGAGAAAGTACGCTTGTTTAACGGAGAAGTCATAAGAGTAGTAGCCTTACCACCCTGCTCGTAGATAGCTTGCATCATGTCATCAACGTGGCTTAACTCAATATCATTGAGGTTAGAGTCTGTCGATCCACGTACAATAGTACCAGCAGTACCAGTACCCTGAGCGCCAGTAGACACAGCAGTGTAAGCTGCGGTTTCACCAGCGTTTACAACGTTAGCAGTGTAGTTGATGTATGCCTGATAGCCACCCATCTTACGAGTAGAACTAGAACCATCTTTAGAGTGGAAGCTGTGTACCAGATCCAACTCAAGGTCACGGCGTAGTTCAGTACCACGCTTCTTCAACTGGTAAGCATATTCATCAGCAACACCAGCCTGATCAATAGCTCGCTTAGAGCCAGAAACTTGAACAGTCTTAGAGTTAATCTGAGTGTAGTTACCTAGACGAGTACGAGCACCACCAGCAGCTTGAGCGCCTGCGATAGTAGCAAAGGTAGAACCTTCAGCAACAGCGCCAGAAGCGGGTGCTACTAGCTCATCAGTCTGCCACTCGTGATAAATAGCTTTAGCTGAAGTCTTGCCAATAGAAGACATGAATGGAGTCTCATCACGAGAAATCATCGAGATGAAGTTACCTAGGTCTTCCTTCTCAGAAAGAGTACCAGTAGTTACAAAATTTGTTGCAGCCATTATTAAATTTCCTTATATATTATATTAAATCTATTTTTGTTAGCTGAACTTGCTTAATGACTTTAAGAATGCTAATTGAGACGCTTCGTCAGATTGACCAGACAGCACATTATCTCTAAGTGCAGATTGATCACGGACTTTACGTTGACTTGCAGTTGACTTACGTTTAGTTGGGATACCTTTAGCTTTAGGGGCTGCCTTTCGTTTAGCAGAACCACTTGAGGTTTTCTGCTTAAGTCTGCGATAATCATCTACAAACTTAACAACGTTAGCATCCATAATGATATCAAGGAACTCTTGAGGTACACCTTCATCCAGAGCAAACTTCCGCACAGCTTCAGAGTCGAAGTCAGGTAGGACAGTTTTAATATCCTCTTCAAACTTACCCATTAACTCATCTACTTGTGCTTGGAACATTTCTTGTTGCTGGGTTTGCACAGCCCCTACTAAACCTTCACGCTTATTACGTGCTGACCAGTAGTCTTTCTGTGCTGTCTCTCGTTTATCCTTGAGCTCATTTAGCTCATACGTATCACCGTCTTCACGGGCTTTTGCAATTTTAGCTTCTAAGTCATGGAAGTTTTTAGCTAGCAAATCTTCTTGTTGTTGAAGTTGCGTACTTAAAACAGTCCCAAGTTCGAGAGCTTGATTAGTCTTTTCGGAATATTCTTCCTTAAGTTGTTTCTCAAGATCACTAACTTCTCTACCCTTCTTAGACAAGTGTTGGTCTGTAGCAAAACCTTTACGGAGTTCAGAAAGAGTTAAGTGTTTAACTTTTCCATCTACTTTGACAGGGATTTTATAGCCCCAGTCAATATCATCTTCAGAAGGTAAATCGTCATCTTGGGTAGAATCATCTTCATCCTCATACTCTTCATCTTCTTCAGCGTCTGCTTCATCGCCATCGGTATCGTCTTCATCTGTGTTGTCATCGGGGATTTCATCATCCACAGAATCTTCCGGGTCAAGTATAGATTCATCATCATTTGGTAGAGACTCCTCCTCCTCTTCGCGCTCAAGGCCAAGTGCTGCGCCCATGGGCCCTAAAGGGACTGGAATGTCATCGATAGACTGACCATCTTGACCAGCATAAAAACCAGCGTCATCCGAACGGGTAGAGGCTGTATTGTTTTCGTTGCTCATAAATTGTTATCCTGTATTAGTCCTATTTAACCGCGTCCTTCTTCTTAGGCGCTCGGGTTTCTTTCTCAAGTTTCTTTAACTCTTCTAAAGCATTACAAGCATGTACAAAAGTTTCTGCATGGAACCGGGCTTTGCCGGGGCCTGATGCTAGTTCTTTTATCATAGCTTTGATAGTGCCTTCTGTAGCTAGGATTGCCCTAGCCAGTAATGGGTTATCCATCAGATATCTCCTTCTTGAGATTTATTGTAGTCTATCGTCTCTTGGTTAAACCCGTAGGTTTCAACGTTAATAAGACGTTCTTTAACGGAACCTAATGCCATAGCTACGTGGTACAAGTACTCACGTTCTTTTACGCAGTGGGGTTCTGTGACTAACCATTGAGTAAACAAATCTACAACGATGTCAGAGTAAGCTTCAGTAAAGAACTCATCTCTTTCTTTTCTTGCAAATATTGCTCGGGTTAATGCTTGTTGAGAATCTCCAAACGGGTTAGCTTTATACTCACCTGTCTGTTGATCCATCTTAGGTTTAAACTTACGTTTAGCACCTTGTTTATACTTATCCACTATATCTCCTCGGGTTAGTGTCTTAAGTTGAAGGGCCCGTCTGGGCCCCTCAGTAGATGAAAATCACCTCCTACATCATACCTCCACCGCCTTGACCTAAGAAAGATTGAATAGCTTCTGGTGTCAATCCTTGACCTTGCATCTCTTGTTGCACAGGAGGCTGTTCAGGTTTCTTAGGTTCTTGATTACTCTTCGGCTGGGTCATTGTTTGCTGAATTAGAGACTGAGCTAATCCGTACATCTCTTGTACGTCAGGTTGGATAGGTTGCTCCGAACCATCTTTAGCTGCAGATAAACTTAACTTTGCCCATTCTTGATATGATTTATCCAGAGCAACAACAAGCTGCTTAAGGTTGTCTTGAATAGCATTCTGGGACTGCACATTAGTGTAGTCTACATTAGCTTGATCAAGAGCAATTTTAGTTTGCGTAGTAATATCAGCAACACTCTTTGCCTTCTCTGCTTGTTCTTGTTCCTTCTCTTTATCTTTCATTGCGGAATCTTTGTACTCATCGGAAGTGTAGTCTACTATGTAGTCTAACGGATCTTCACCTAGTGCCTCAATGGTTTTAAAGGCAATGACTGCTGGTGCTGTGGGATTTATGGCCCCTTTGTACCCAGCTCCCATAAGAGCAGGTAAAACTTTCTCACCAATCATTGACATTTTACTTAGGATAGTACTATTACTAGCGTCACCAACGTCAGCTTCTACTTGCAACATCATATTGTCAGGTAGTTCACTAATGTTAACTGTGCCGTAAAAATCATTACGATCATAGTATCCCATCTTTTGCCCACGCATTTCTTTAGTCATCGTCTTATACACACCTTCACAGAGAGCGGCTAAGCCTGTTTCCATGAATCTTCTGGCGATATGCTGGATGCGTGTTTGTGCTGCTGATTGAACAGCCGATACTTTCTGTTCGGAGTTACCGGACACATAGAGAGTATCATTAAGCCCTTGTGCTGCCTTAGACAAACCATTGGCTTGCTCTTTGTGCTGCTGCAGGAACTCAAGTAAAGGTACCGTACCCGAAGATAAAGCCTCTGGTGGCATGTTGTGAACAGCCATTGCAGGGTTACCGTTGGTAGGTACAATTTGTTTTGGTTTCATATTCTGTAATGCAGAAAAGTCTACCACGTTAGGATCAGCTAGCTTAGGAGAGTAGTTAGTTAAATAAGTATTCTCAACAAAGCCACGCAAGATAGCTGTAGATGCTAGAGTAGAAGGTCTAGTCATGTCAGCCATAGACAGTCCAGCCCACTCGTGTGGGATATCAAAGGCCTTAAGCTCGCATATCTGGATAGAGTCAACATCTTCTTCGAATAAGATATTATCATTAATAGTAATGAATCTCTTTAACTCGGAGATACCATCACCGTCACGATCTACCCGCATCCAACACTCTAACACAGAAACAACTTGGTTAGCTTCACTATTACTGTTCTGCCCAAAGCTATGATTGCTTAAGCCTACTGAGGTTCTTCGTGCAGCCTTCTCGTTATTAATAGCCTGTGCAAAGGTATAGGTACTATTAGTAGTATCCCAATCTATATTCTCAGAGTGATCAGGGTACTGCTTACGTATCTCTGAGCGAGTCATCTCTGTGCGTAGACCAACAAAGGAGGCATCATCTATAGAAGAAGCGCCTTGGCTAATAAGGAAAGACTCAGGTTCTATATTACGAATCTTAACTCCACTCTTATTAACAGTACGCTTAACACGAACATTTTCGTACACACCACCTGTATTAACGTATAGGTCACCTACCACTTCTACTTCAGGATCAGACAATAACATGTCTAAGGATTCTGTAGTTATCTCATCAAACTCTTGGAAAGTAAACTCGTAGTCTTCTACAAACTCCCAGACAACCGCTGCGTTCTTCCATAGAAGAGCAGACTTAATCCAAGTATTAATAAGCTCCCAACCTTTGTTCTTCTTAAAGATACAATAGTTAGTTACATCAGAAGCTACTCTTGCTTGGTGTACACCCATAGCAGTTTGTGAGTATGGTATAAACTTTGCTAGCTTTTTATTATTCAATAGCAATTCAGAAAGAACTGCTGAGTACCCTTCGATAGCCTCTACGGTATCTGAGGATACAATCTTAGATACACCCTGTGGGGCTAAGTGCCCAATAGGCTGCATCGCATATTCGTAAGTAGCCTTTTCTCTTTCGTCTGATAGATCAGAGGAGTCAAGGAAGTTACCTTGAGAGCCTGCTACTTCTGAGTTAATGATTGTAATCAACTCTTCATCTGTTACTTGTTCCATATAACCGTCAGGCTCATTCATGTTACAGTATCCTCTTAAGTGGATTAGCACAATCCATCAATCAATCAATTAATTAAAAACGGGTTCCTATAGCTTCTCTTTCCCGAGACGTGTATGTCACCTTAAACCGAAACGTCAGTTGGAGGACTAATGGGGAAACTTGTACAACTACAGCCAACTAGTATGATCCTCCTCATACTGTTGATTTTGAAAGCCTACCCTGTTGGAGACCAATCGATCTCTATGGGTTCTTAGGACTTCAAAGGCTATAGCTGTTGCAATTACAGTATCATCATGTCCACCTGTAATAGCGTTGGTACGACCATTCGCATCAGCCACGTAACTCAAACACTCTTGAATAATCCGAGGGGACGCAAGATTGATATCATCATTCTCAATTGCGTTCTTAAGATGCGCCACGATCATGGGTTTAGTAGCTTGCGTTGTACGCCAACCAAGTCGGCTGCCTTCCTCATTAGACACGTTAGCTACTTTGGTTTGATGGTATAGGTTCACATAGTTCATCTGCTTGAGACGATTAAGTGTAGCTATGCCTAAGGAATTAGATTCAACAGCCAGTAAGGCATTGTTGTAATATCTTCCAAGATAGAATAGTAAGTCACCATATCTGGTAGGATCTACTCTATTATTTCTATATAAAGCTACAACTTCATTCTTTGTATTCATAACTGCACAGGCTGAGTAGTCTTGGCCCACGCCTAATGCACAGTCAGCACCTATTACAAAGTTATCATCAAACTTAGGATACTGGAATATTTCAATGTCCCCATCTTTAAAGTCCTCAAAGGAAGAAGATACATAATTAAATGTCTGAGTCTTCATAACTTGTGAGGGTATTAGGGATTGTAACTTTTCAATATTAAACACATTAGCACCAGAAGTTTGAAATGCTTCTTCTGCTGTCAATGGGTATTCTTGTCGGAACTTACTAAGGCCTCCTTCAGCTACCTTTAACCTTCTCCAGTAAAGTTGTTCTAAGTCAAGACCATGCCTCTCTTGTATCTTATCTTCTTCACTTGATAGGGTTTCTTTGAAAGCTTCGGGCTCTAAGACTGTTCGTCTGTATTCCGGCATCAAGTACCATGGCACAAAAATAGGAAGGTAATCATTCTCACCTTCTACTGCACCTTTCCATAACCTATGGAATTCGTTACCAACACCATTAGCGGTGGACTCAAGTATTACTTCCGTTCCATTCGCTTCTGAAATACCCTGAAAGAGACCAGCTAGGATCTTCTCATCATGAGTCCAAAAGGCTACCTCTGAGAGGTGAGCAATGGTTGGAGTAGTACCTCGACCAGCTTCAGGGGATCCTGCGGTATAGAGCCTGTAGCCTGATTCATTATGATCAAACAGGATCTCTTTAGCATTGGACTTCTTAAAGACTGGTCTAAACTCATCAGGCATGTTAGCAATAGTATTACGTGACATGTTGAAGAGGGCATCAGATGTGGCTGAGTCATGTGCCATAACAACTGATTTATTGTGAGCATTGAAGTAAGACTTCCAGAACACCCTGCCAGTAGCATAGGTAGATAAGCCCATCTGTCGGCCCTTAAGGATTATAGCCCTAACACGGCCTGTTTCCTCTAGCTGCTTACGAATCTTATCGTCTACTATTCTTTGGGCCTCATTGAACTCAAAGGGTACAAACCCTAAAGAAGAATCCTTAGTCAAAATCTTTATCTGTTCTTTAGAGAATAGCTGAAAGTCCTTCTCGTATTCTGTTAGCTTTATACGTCTCTTAGATTCTTTAACTAACGCAAGCTTTCTCATGTTATTCATTGTAGTCCTCCCAGACCTTAAAGTTTACCAGAGAGAGAAGAACCATAGGAATATATCCTATAGCTTTACCTCTAAGGTTCCTAGCCGTGTCGAGAATGCCCTATAGCCCCTTAAGGGGAGGGGGGTATCTATTCTCTACACTAGATATCTATATTCTCTATAAGATCCCATAGGGCCCTTATAGGCTTAGGGCCCCCTCCGTACCCTAAGCTATAGTGTATCTGTGAGTGTCTTCGGGACACTACTCCAAGCATACTGTCGGGTAAGCTCTGATCTTCCTACGTATTCTCTCTCTCTATAAGGTACTATAATGGTTTCCCTCTATAAGGTACTATAATGGAGCTTAAGGGTTAATGGGACTTAAAGGGTCTTTAGGGAGTGTATAGAATAACCCTGTGATATACGGTACCCTAATATAGCTTTGTACCCCCCTGATAGGTTCCTGCACTGTTCCTGTAGAGCCCTTCGGTCTCCTTGTAGTATATCATAGAGATCCCTAGAGATCCCGAAGATATCTGCTAGTAACGGAGGACATGGGGAGTCCCTAGGGTAACATAGCCCTTAAGACCCTATAGACCCCGTAAGACCCTTTCAGTACCTGTGGATACCCTGCAGGTACACCTGTTTAATAGAGTCCCTTAGGGGGCATGGAGTGTGTGTAATGTACGAAGTTCTTTCTGACCCTTGGGGTCTTGGTTTGTTTGTGTCAGTCATTGGGCTCCTTGGTAGCGTTGCTATCTTTGGTATCCTTGAGGCTGTTAGTGTTTGGTGCCGTCTCAAGAAACGTGGGGCTACACCAATCCGAATGATTCTGGATATGGAGCATTCTCGTGCAGTGTTTAAGTATAGACGTGCCCTGATAATGTCATGGGTGTTTATGTCTATGTCTGTACTGTTTATTGTATCATTAGCTATGTCTATAGTAAGTGGTACTCTATAAATCTAAGAGCCCTTCGGGCTCCTTGAAGTGTCCTAAAGGGCATATACCTAGTGTAATTATAACCAAGTGGAGTAATATAGTATGAAAGATTCGATTAAAATTCGAAGTGTAGTTGTACCTAACATCACGATTTCTGCGTGTAAGTTGCGCAGATCGTACAATGGTAAGTTTGGTCTACAGTACGGAGCCCACCTAACTGGTGACGGTCTAGCTGAGATAGGACTAAAGCAAGCTAACGATGGCGGGTACTGGTACTCTACCAATGCCAAGTATGGCAATATGGATGTCGATGTGCCACCTGTATCTATTCAAGATGCTGCTGGTAACGACATCGAAGATGATCTGGAGAATGGAGCTAAAGCTCACCTTCTCTTCGAGCTGCGTGACTACCCAGCAGGTGTCCGTAAAGATGGTACCAAGTTTGTTGCTGGTACCAATGCTCGTATCTCCGCTGTTCGTGCTCTGAGCTTCGATGTTAAGAAGTCTAAACAAGACGCACTAACTGCTGCTCTATTAGAGATGGACATAGAGATGGAGTCAGTAGCACCAAATGGTGCAGTCTTCTAACTTTCCCCCTGTAGGTGTATCGTTCTCTTAACTGAGTTCGGTGCACCTGCTTTTTTGTTGTAACCGACAACACTACATGCAAATTCCCACAGTTTCCTTGGGGACGCGGGGCTGACGCTAAGCAGCCTCGCTTCCTTTTTTCTTACAACCGACACACTACATGCAAAAGCAATGAGGTATCACATGCCAAAAGATTATGTCAGAGGCAAACCAATATTCATAGTGAACAAGACAACCCATAGTAGATTAATACCAGACGCTGAGTACACCGTCAATCAACTATCAATGATAACAGGGCTAACAAAACCTCAGGTGTTCAGCAGATGTAGGAAGAAAAGTACCATAGAGGACTCAGACCTATCAGCTAAGGTACGTAAGTACACACGCCCTTGGCCTGCTCTCCATAAAGACGAAGTGTTCTCTGCTTCTTACCTGTGCAAACCTATCATATAAAACCAAGAGGAATTGTAATGGCAGTTTCATTCGAAGTAACGTTAAGTAATATGACTGTACTTAAGTATGTGTCAAGAGCATGCTTCGCTCCAGTCAACCATGTATTATCTAATGATCAGATGAGTAGGCACAATAGAGTTAACGCTATCAAGTACCTACCTTTCTTTCAAAGGTACTACTCTAACGAAGACTGTATGAACCTTGAAGGCTACAAGATGACAAAAGAAATGTCATGGGAGTTAGCTACTAAGTGGTGGGATTATCTAATGACCCTACCTTTTATAACCGAGAGTATAAAGGATGACATACCCAGCACAACAGAGGGGTACAAGTCTGGTCTAAAGGTTACAACCGAGATGCCAGCCGACAGGATGATGCTCACGTTGTTCCTCCTTAGAGCCCCGCAGTACCAGCCTAACATCGTAAGGGTGTGGGATAGGGTGATGAAACAACATGACACTAACCCTGACACAGCACTAGTAACATCCTTCGCTATCAATAGCCAACAAGCTAGTGATATAATAGACACCGAAAGCTTTAACCCTGAATGCTCACCTTTAGATTCAATATCCCCTTTGTATTCTTGTGAGAACACTATCGTATACCCTCAGTACTTTAGCATAATCGGTGCTAAGATAATGCTTAATAGATTACTGTGCGATGACTACGATAAAGAACTCTTCGGTGGTACACAAGATTACTTCAGAGATAAGAGTCACTACAATCGGTACGCTACTACAGATCCCAAAGCTTTAGGTAGGTTCTTCTGTAAGAAACCCGCTTCATCATACCGGACAGGTAACCTTCAAGCCCGTGTAGCTAAGGATATACTAGGGCTAGAAGATGTAAGCAAGCATAGTAACCTAGACTATAGAAGACGACATGATCTGGCAATGGACAAGGAACAAATAGCCCAACTCATAAAGTTAATTGAATCCTAAGGGAGTTAACATGCTACATAAATCTAAATTGGAAAACGTAACAGTGGGTGCAGACCCTGAGGTATTCGTAGCGAATCATACCGGTACCATAACATCTGCTATAGGTAACGTAGGTGGTAGTAAAGACTTCCCTCGTCCAGTAACAGACGGTGGTGTTCAAGAAGACAATGTCCTAGCAGAATTTAACATCAACCCTGCCAGTAATAAGATAGAGTTCCTTTACAATATGAACTCTGTTATGTCATCTCTTAAAAACATCTTAGAAAACAAAGACTTACAACCAGTCATCATTGCTAGTCACATGTTCGACAAAGGTGAGCTCGAAAGCTATGGCCCTATGGCTATGGAATTTGGTTGTAGTGCTGAGTGGAATGCTTGGAGTGGACGTGAAATGCCAAGACCTCAAGGCTCTAAGGTTAACTTAAGAACTGCAGGTGGTCACGTACATGTAGGCTATGATGACCCCAACAAAGCAGACAGTATCGCTCTCGTTAAGATGCTAGACTTTGTACTAGGCTTACCATCTATCGAGGTAGACCCTGACAATCAGAGACGTAAGTTGTATGGTAAAGCAGGATCAATGAGATACAAACCTTACGGTGTCGAGTATAGATCTCTCAGTAATTTCTGGTTAAGCTCTGATGATCTCATGTCTTGGGTGTACGACACTACCCTATGGGCCACTAGTAATCTAGGTATGTTACCTGAATTCCTAGAGTTAGTGGATAATAAAACTCTTAACAAAGTTATTAATAAGAGTGACAAACAATCTGCTCGTGCAATAATAGATGAGCTAGGTATACAGAGGATTGCTTAATGAACAATCCATTCAAAGATATTAACGCTAGAGATGTAAGCGGTACCTACTTAGACACTTACATTCAAATTAAAACAAGAGACGATGATGACTACTACCCTGCTCAGTTGATAAACGTCAACCAAGAGATGAATGGATGTATACTAAGCTTTAAAAGATTCAATGAAGATGTCTTTGTTGTAGGTAAGGATGATCCTAAAGTTAAGTACAAGTTACAATGGCCTGAGTTAGGTATGGTTAACGTGAGAGATCATGTGTGTTTTGTCAAGAGGATAGCACAACGTCAATGGAAGAAAGGGTTAAGACTATCTAACCTAGCTACCACTGTCTTTGACTCTACTATACTTGAAGAGTTATCCTTTACTTCTGAAAGATACAGAGCAAGTAGCTTTAGTTCAGAAGACATACAACTACTGTATAGACCTGAGTACACACCCTACATGCAAGCCATAGAATCTGTTAGCTCTGGCAGTAGTGTAGCTAGAGCAATCTCATCTAACTTTTGTATCTCTAATCGATTTGGTGTAATGACACCACTGTTATACTATAAGAAGCATGCTGTTGGTATCGTAAAAGACAACAGTATATCTATAGTACCAGAGGTAAGCCACATCATTCCTATACTAAAGAGGGTTGTCCCAAATGGATTCCACAATTCAATCACTGTGGCAGCACAGCGAAGCAGTACCTTATAAAAATGATAAGACTAAGACAGGTGCACTACTATCTAACACTAGGATAGGTGTCGAAGTTGAAGTAGAACAGATGCAAAGAATGATAAGCGTACCCGGATGGCGTTGCACTACTGACGGATCTCTCCGTGAGAATGGCGTTGAGTTTGTATTCAAAGGGCCTATTGGTGGTGCTGGTGCATGTCGTAGACTGGTAGCACTAGACAAAGTGTTGACATCTATACCTCAAAAGAACTTCTCAGCACGTACCTCTGTGCATGTTCACGTAGACGTTAGAGATATGACTTGGAACGAACTTCTAAACCTAGTGATACTGTATGCTATGGTAGAACCTTACCTGTTCAGTGTCTGTGGTCAAGAGAGGGATGAGAGTATCTATTCCTTGTCTCTGTATCGTGGTCAAGACCAAGTGTCTAAGCTAATAAACCTAATAGAAAACGGGCCTGAGTTCTTAACGTCACGTAACTGGACTAAGTACTCTAGTGTAAACCTGTTGTCTGTCATTAACTTTGGTTCTTTAGAGTTCCGTGGTCACCGTGGTACATGTGACAGCAGTACCCTTATCAATTGGATCAACCACCTCTTGTCTCTAAAGATGTGGGTTCAAATGTATGACAACAACCTGTCAGACTTACCTAAACTACTGAGTACTAGCGGTCACATCGCAATGCTTAGAGAAGTCTTTGGTGATAAACTATTAGTGCCTAACATAAAAGCTGCTAATCGTGTACGTAATAAGATATATGAAGGTGTGTGGGTAGCTGAAGATATAATACACCACACTAAAATGAACACAACCCACCGTAATCTAATAGAATCATTACAAGGTGGCAACCAATTGGATAAGATAAAGGATAAATTATGTGCGGTCTAGTAGGGGTAGTATCAAACAGTCTTACTTTTCAAACGAACAAAGTGTTCAAGCAACTGTTATATATGGATGCCCTTAGAGGCCCTCATAGTACTGGTGTTGCTACTGACAACAAAGATAACGAAGTAAGTGTGTACAAACGTGCACTAATGTCAAGTGATTTCTTACAGTTAGATGCAGCAAACACCTTGATCAATAGTATATCGGGTAGCTTCTTGATGGGTCACAACAGGTACGCAACCCAAGGTAGTATCAATGATGACAACGCACACCCATTCACCTATGGTAACGTGACCCTATGCCACAACGGTACCTTGACTGATCAAACTACACTACCAGATCATAAAGACTTTGAAGTGGACAGTGAGAATATCGCATGGGCTATGGGGTTAGCAAAAGAACCTGAAGAGGTTATAAGTAAACTTCACGGTGCCTTTGCTTTGACTTGGTACAATGACCATGAACTTAAGTTCTATATAGTACGCAACAGTGAGCGACCTATGTGGTATGCTATAGATAAAGAGAAAAGTAATTACTATTATGCTTCTGAAAGATTCATGCTTGAGGCAGCTCTAACTAGAAACAGTATCAAGTATGACATCAAAGAAGTTAAGGCTGGTGAACTGCTTACCTTCGATATGTCTAAGACTAATATAGAACTCACTATTAGAACTGTTAAGTTAGCACCTAAGAAAGTAATAACTAGCCCTTCGTATCAATCATGGAACATTAAAAGTTATAAAGCAGCAAACCCTTTATCGTCTTACAACCTTAAGATAGGGGACGAGGTTGAGTTCTACACACACGGGTTACCTGATGTTGTATCATCTAAAACTTTGGGTACCCTACTAGGTGTAAGTACTTGCAAAGTACCTATGACTATCAAGTGCTATGCACAGCCCAATGACTCTATTGCTGGGTACTACACAGGCATAGTACAATCTGTTATTAATGATAAAGGAAAAGATATCCTTATCATAAGAGAACCTTGGCTAGCAGAGATCATAGAGGGTGATGTTAACAACGTAGGTAGGCCTGAAATCGTAGATAAAATACTATCAAAAGACGCTGCGCTAGCGTCAACCATAAACCAAAGGGCATTTAGATGAGTAAACTATTAGTACTTCCATACAAATCATCCAGTAAATCTGCTGTTGTAATAGCTAATGAACTGGGTTGTAAAAGAATGAACCTAACTAACTCAAGGGTAGTTGATAACCCTAACACTAGCATCATTAACTGGGGTAACTCAACAACTAACCTGTCACACTTACCCTCTGTTAAAGTGTACAACGTATCAGATAACGTAAGATTAGCATCTCATAAGTTAGATTTCTTTAAGGCTATCGAACAGTACAACGATGCTAATCAAGATAGCCCTGTGTCTATACCAGACTGGACATCTAAGGTCAGTGTTGCAAGACGATGGTACACTGAAGGTAACGATGTAGTTGTACGTAACGTAATGCAAGGTCACTCTGGTGATGGCCTTGAATTAATAAGCTATGACGAAAGTATACTTGCTAAGGATGCTGTACCTAAAGCACCTCTATACACTAAGTATATGAAGAAGAGAGACGAGTACCGTGTCCATGTTGTAGGCCAAGAGGCTATCTTCTTACAACGTAAAGCCCCAAGATATAGTGATAGTCGTATCGTTGACTACCAAATACGTAACACTGCTAATGGATTCATCTTTGTAACTGAAGGCTTAAACCCTAATCCTCTTGTAGAATCTGAGGCTATTAAAGCTGTTGTTGCATTGGGCTTAGACTTCGGAGCTGTAGATGTTATATGGAATGAAAGACGTGGTAAAGCTACTGTAATAGAAGTCAACACTGCGTGTGGGTTAACAAGCATTAAGGGTATCGAGCGGTACAAGAGAGCCTTAGAGTCTATGTTAACCAATAAAGCTCAAATAAAATGGAGTCAAAGTTTACCTATCGATAACTTTGAAGAGACGCTTGAAGACCTTAACACCATGTTTAATGAGGTAGAAGCTAAGAAAACTTTCCTTCGTAGAACTTCACAGTTACTAACAAGCTCAGCCCCTAATGAAAGGATAACCTATAACTCTATTGGAGACTCAGTAATATTATCTGATGTCATTAAAAGTTATATAGTTGATTATGTTTTAGAAGGTGGTACTGAGAATGGAGCTAACAATTACCATACAATATCAGAGCTATCAGGTCTTATGTGTGACTTTATACTGTACGATTGGAAAGTACAAGAGGACACATGTCGTGTGCTATTCTCCCCTAGGTCAGATGATACCTTACGATGCCACATAGAACTAGACCTACCTAGTAGTCAAATACATTTAGTGGAGGGTTAATATGTTAAATGATTTGTATAAGGTAGCAGTATACGGTACACTACGTAAGGGTAATGGTAACAACGTACTGTTATCTAACTCTAAAATGGTAGGTACTGTATTCACTGCGCCTAACTATCAAATGTTTTCCTTAGGTGGGTTCCCCGGTATCCGATCAGGTAATAAAAGAGTTCTCGTAGAGGTGTACGAGATAGACGATGCAACCCTCTCTCGCTTGGATAGATTAGAGGGGTACCGTGGTGAGGGTGAGAGTAACTTCTACGAAAGAGAACTCATTGAGACAGCCTTAGGTACCACATACATCTACACACTAGACGATGATAGGTACGATAAGTGCCCGACCATTGAGTCTGGCAACTGGAATGAACATAAAGAAGTAAGACTTAAAGATTTAATCTAAAGCAATAGCAACCTAAGTCAAGAGAATTCAAACTATTTAATTCTACATAAGGTAATAAAATATGACCGCAATTCTTGGAACTTCAATCATCCGTGATGTAACTCTTAACTATGTCAAAGTAGATCCTGATAGCCCCACTGATCCGTTTGGAACCTTACAATGGGAGTGTCAACTAGTAGTATCCGCAGATAGAAGCGAAGAACTTAGTGGATTTGGTAACGTTAAGCCAGTCAAAGATGATCCAAGTCGAGTTGCTATCAACCTGAAACGTAAAGCTGTACGTAAAGATGGGGAAGCTAACGACCCTGTCCAGCTAGTCGATGGTAAGAAGCAAAAGATTGACGCTAAGATTAAGATTGGCAATGGATCTAAAGGTAATGTTAAAGTATATCGTAGAGAATACGATGTAGCTGGTCGTCAGGGTATATCTACTATCCTAACTGCAATCCAGATCACTGACCTAATCGAGTACACTGGTTCAGTTGACTTTGATATTGATGATTCAGAAGCAGATGACACTCAGTTCTAAGTACTAATAGTTTATGCCTCATGTCTTAAACTAAGTACCCAAACTGGGATAAGATTATCAAGGACTATATGATAATTCTTATAACACTATTCTTTGGTGTGTTAATGCTACTAGATCTACGTGATAAACGTAGGTAGAACGCCATAGATTAGAGCCTAAGAGCCCTTCTCAACTTAGTAATAGGTTGGGAGGGGTTTCTTTTATCTGTCTTACAACGTAACTGAGAGGTGTTGTGTAGGATTCTAGGCAATTAAGTACCTTATAGAGGGCACCCTAGAAGGAGGATACAATGTCTACTGAAGAGAAAGTCTTTACTCAAGAAGATGTAAACGATGGCAAGAAGAAGATACACCCTAACTCATTAGCTAATCTTAAACCAAGACATGATAAGCAACACATGGAAATGATGTGTAAGAAAGCTGATGAAGCTAGGTTAAAGAATGATCTAATGAAAGAACAAATGAAAGATGTTCTTAAATTAGTTAACAACCTATCTGATAGCCTAATGGATTCAATCCCTAAAGGTTTAACTGTTATGAAACTAGCTATGATCAAAGCAATTGGTGCTGATGATATGGTTGAGGCTTCAAGGTTAGCATCTATAGTAGCTGAGTATGAGCAACCTAAACTTCAACGATCAGAAACAATCAACACTAACTTTGATTACACTGACTTAACAGATGAAGAACTGAAGGCAGAGATGGATAGGATAAGTGGTAGCAGTAACGAAGCAGGGGCCTAGAGCCCCTCTTTTTATTGCAACACCGACACCTGACTACATGCATTTTTCGGCAACCGACACCTGCTTACATGCATTTTTAGACAAACCTTTGTGAGGACACAAACGTATGAGCATTAAACTATTTAATAAATTAATTACCTGTGAGTTTAGATCAGGCACTGGTATTGACATTGAATTCTGTGACAGCAGACCTGTGTGGGTATTCAACGAGGAGAAACAAGAGGTAACCGCTATGCCTTTCGAAGGGATAGTTATAATGTTACCTTGTATGGTGATCACTTGGGGTAACGTATACACAGAAGAGTATCTCGGAGAAGAAAAGTAATGGCTAACTATATTATAAGGTTAAATGATTCAGAAGATAAAGAGTCAGTCTCTGTTAGTATAGAGTCTGATGGTCTTCATCTTGCAGAGGAGGATAGTAAAGCGTTTCAACTATCTGCTTATGCGTTAGATTGTATCCAATCATTAGAGGAGAAGGCTAAGAATGCAACCCACTGATACACAAAGCACACTGATACAACGTGGTAACAGGTACGGATCCTTTGAAACCCAGAGTGAACTGTGTCAAAGATTAAAGCATGCAATGAGAGGGCACTCTGGTTGGTGCAATCTCAATGAAGCTCAGCAAGAATCAATTGAAATGATACAGCACAAGGTTGCCCGTATTATTAATGGTGATCCTAACTACGCTGATAGTTGGCATGACATCTCCGGTTACGCAACACTAATAGAAAACATGTTAGATAAAAAGGAGTAGCCATGTCCGGCAAGGGTTCAAGGCCACGGCCTATGAAAGAAAAAGAAGCGTACTCTAAATCATGGGATGCTATCTTCGGTAAGAAAGACAAACCTGAGGAAGCAGTAGAGCCCTTCGGGCTCCTAAAAGGTGAGGATAAAGATGCAGAAGATAAAGATAATTAAATGTAATGATGGTCACAAGTGGTACAGTTCTCTTGTTGGACAGACAGTACCCTTAGTATCTGTAGAGTCTAATGAATATATGTCTAAGGAACCTGCAGGCTACATAAACTTTGTAGCTAAGGATGATGCTGTTCTAGTAGACGTAGAATATAAGACATGTACTAAGTGCAGAGTTAAGAAAGATGAGACTGAGTTCTCTATGGAAAGCGGTAGAGGATATCGTAAGACATCTTGTAGGCTGTGCGTAAGGTCTGTGTCTAAGGTAAGAGATGCACTTCATAAAGAAATGGGTACGCCTCCTGATGACTACGAGTGTCCTATCTGTTTAAGAAACGAAGAGGAAGCTGCAGGTTGTGGTGGTGTAAACAAATCCCCTTGGGCTTTGGATCATGATCACTTGACCAGTAAGTTTAGAGGGTGGCTATGCCACTCATGCAATAGAACATTAGGTGGACTGAAGGATGACTTCGGTGCTCTTAATCGTATAAGAACCTATCTAAAGAAGGGAAGAGAATGAACACATCTAACAAAATCCTATCAGACATAACTGTCTTCAGCAAGTATGCAAAGTACGTACCTGAGTTGGAGCGTAGGGAAACTTGGGATGAGCTAGTAACACGTAACAAAGAAATGCATATGCGTAAGTACCCTACTATGGTAGACGAAATTGAGTCTGCATATAAGTTTGTCTATGATAAGAAAGTACTACCTTCTATGAGAGCCTTGCAATTTGGTGGCGCACCTATCGAGCTGGCACCTAACCGAATCTATAACTGTGCCTACCTACCAGTAGAAAGTACAGAAGCTTTCGCAGAGACTATGTTCCTACTACTTGGTGGTACTGGTGTGGGTTACTCAGTGCAACGTCATCACACCCGTAAACTACCTGAAGTATCAGGGCCTAAGGTACGCAAGCGTAGGTTCCTTGTGTCAGATAACATTGAAGGGTGGGCTGATGCAGTCAAGGTTCTATGTGAGTCTTACTTCAACGGCACTATGGATGTAGAGTTTGACTACCGTGACATCCGACCTAAGGGTGCTATGCTTATCACTACTGGTGGTAAAGCACCGGGGCCTCAGCCTCTTAAGGATTGCATACACAAGCTAAGGTCTACACTTGATGAGGCTATTGGTCGTAATCTTACTACACTAGAAGTCCATGACATGATGTGCTTCATCGCTGATGCTGTGCTTACAGGTGGTATACGTAGGGCAGCTATGATCTCCTTGTTCTCTATGGATGACGCAGACATGCTTGCTTGTAAAGCTGGTAACTGGTGGGAAGAGAACCCTCAACGTGCTAGGTCTAACAACTCAGCAGTAATGCTTAGACATAAGATTACTAAGGAAGCTTTCGAGAAGCTATGGAAACGTGTAGAGCTATCAGGTTCAGGTGAGCCAGGGATTTACTTTACTAATGATAAAGACTGGGGCACTAACCCTTGCTGTGAGATTGGCTTACGTCCATACCAAATGTGTAACCTCACTGAACTCAATGCTTCTAATGTTACATCACAAGAAGACTTGAACAGTAGAGCACGAGCAGCTTCTCTAATTGGTACGTTGCAAGCAGGGTACACAGACTTCCATTACCTACGACCTGAATGGCAAGAGACTTGTCAACGAGATGCACTCATTGGTGTAGGCCAAACAGGCATTGGGTCTGGTGCTGTACTTAAGTTTAACTTAGAGGAAGCGGCACTTGAAGTTGTTAACGAAAACAAAAGAGTGGCTAAGCTGTTGGGAATTAATTCAGCTGCGAGATGTACCACGGTTAAGCCTAGTGGCACTAGTTCTTGTGTGCTCGGTAGCAGTAGTGGTATTCATGCTTGGCATAACGATTACTATATCCGTAGGCAACGGGTTGGTAAGAACGAAGCACTCTATCAGTACTTTGCTGAGAACCACCCTGCGTTGGTGGAAGACGAATACTTTAATCCACAAGAACAAGCAGTGATTGAGATACCACAGGCAGCACCCCCTAACTCTATCCTAAGGACAGAGAGTCCAGTTGAATTGCTTGACAGAGTACGTAAGTACAATGTAGAATGGGTAGCTCCGGGTCACATCGAAGGTCAGAACTCTCACAATGTATCATGTACTATCTCTGTTAAGGATGATGAGTGGGAGCTGGCTGGTGAGTGGATGTGGAAGAACCGATACACCTTTAATGGTATCGCAGTACTACCATACAACGGTGGCACCTATGTGCAAGCACCCTTCGAAGACATCTCCGAAGAGCGTTACCGTATCATGGAGTCTGCACTTACAGGTATCGATCTAACTCAAGTGAAAGAAGTAGAAGACAAGACAGACCTCAGTGGTGAAGCTGCTTGTGCAGGTGGAGCTTGTGAAGTAACTTTCTAATCTAACATAACGACCTGAGTATAGTCATTAAACTTCTCGCAGAGGATACAAGATGAGTAAGTATATATTTGACATAGAAACCAATGGCCTATTCCCTGATAAGATCTGGATGCTAGTCATGCAAGA